ATCATACTCAAGGCCAAAGAGGGCATTGAGACCGGGCTCAAGCTCTTTGAGGAGTTGTGAACGTGTAATAGCCATTGTCCGTTACTCCTTAGACGCCAGCGCCCGTGCCATTGGCACAGTAGCGATAGAAGTGATTATTAAGCTGAACGATGGCGAGACGACCAGCAACCGAAGGATCGGCATCGTTCGGCGTGTCAACAAAGCCGAGGATACGCATGTTCAGTGTGTTGGTTGTGTTTACCGTCGAAACAGCAAGCTGTGCCGAAGACAAGCCAGAGGTCGTTGAGCCCGAGGTTGCCGAGGCAAAGTTTGCGTTAGCGTGGATGATCGAGTCAGCCGCTGCTGCATCACAGTTGATTGTGAAGATTGCATCAGGGTCAGATACGATCATTGCTGTTGCTACGGTGTTAGCCTTAACAGCAGCAGTGCCGGGCCAATACGGCGACCACTTGGGCTTGCCCGTGAGGTCGATGTAGTTGCAGCCCATGAAAACGCCGAGAAGCGGAACAGTACCACCAGCAGCAGAACCGACAACGTCGATCATGCCGTTGGCAAGCGGAATCACAGGGGTGCCCTGATAGATAACGCTTGATGTACCAGCCGTCGCCACCGTCTGAATGTTATAGACAACGTCGCCGGTTGAGTTCACACCGCTTCCAAGCATACGATACGGACGAAGTCCGAACGCGGCATTAGTATTTGCCATTGCTTAGATCCTTTGTTCAGGAGGCTCTAGGGCCTCCAAACGTGACACGGGATTGCCGTTCAGGTTTCTGAATCGGCATGTTAGGGTTGCTTTCACGCATCAAATCATTATCCACGGCAGTGATTTGATCACTGGACATCCGGCGATAATACGCGTTGCGTTGATCAACCAATTCCTTGGGAATACGAGCCAGAACCAGACCACCGACTGCAATCACCCCGGCATGTTTGCCGTCTTGAATGCTCGGGAGATCATCCCGTTCTGGGTATTCATCTGCGCGAACAAGTTCATAGCCTTCGCGTAGGCGAGCGGACATGTTTTTCCGGTCATCGAACCCATTGGTTTCATAACGAATCCAACGGTGAACAAAACCCTCCGGAGCCGGAGGTGCGTCCAGTGTGGACGGGGGGCGCCAGACTTTTGGTCGGACGGACTTTTCGCGGGTATCTTCAGCACGCATTGGACGAGTCATTATGCTCTCTCCTGTACGAGCTTAAGCTGCCGTTTGTAGTCATCATAACTAACACCAAGACGTCGCGCAATGGTTTTTTGCGTTTCCGACAACTCGATGTCGCCATTAGACTTCTTAACCTGTGACGGACGAGCAGAAGCTACGGGGTTGTTGGGTTTTTTAGGTGCGGGTTGGGCAAACTTATGGGGGAACTCTTCCTTCATGCGCTTGTCCAATTCCTTGTAGTACATGTCACCTGACGGGTTTACCCCTTCAGAAATAAGATCATCATGGATCGTATAAGCTGCCGATGTCATGACACGATCTTGTCCGAACCAAGCATTACGCTCAGCCCATTCTTGTGCTCGCTTATCAGGAGCAGTTCGTTGGGTTGGCTCGGGGGGAAGAGGTTTTTCCGGCTTTGACTCTTCTTCCTGAACGCGATATGCCCGATAATTCCGGAGACGCTCACGCTCAGACTCAAGCTTGACCAAATCAGACTGGAGCTGAACCTGCTTTTCCGTGTCGCCCTGCTCAACCGCCGCTTTTAACTTGTCACGGAACAGTTGTTCTTGGGTATTGAGACGGGTCTCAGCTTCAGTTTCAAAGCTTTTGTTTAGGCTCTGCTCACGTTTTTTAATCGTGTCCAGTTCAGCCTTTACAGCCTTGGCGTACTCCAAAGCCTCCTGTTCACGCCTCTCGGCTTCCCGAGTTTTATAGGTGAGCTTGCTAATGCGCCGTTTAACGGTCTCGCTATAGCTGGAGATTTCGTCATCATCATCCGAGGCTGCATCTGAAGAAGCCTTAACTTCTCCACCGGAGGAAGCTTCTACTTCTACTCCCTCGTCTTCGGACTCAGGTTCATTACTTTGAACCTCTTCCTCAACGACATCTTCTTTTTTGTCTTCTTCATCAAGCATGAATCGCTCCATGGTGCGCTTAGACGTGTAATACGTCAGCGGGGTCTGAGATGGTGGCGATCACCTCATCGTCGTTAATAATCCGGACCTCGCCACCTTCGATCCGAAACCTTGTGCCAGCATACCGGCCAATCATTACCCAATCGCCCTTCTTGCACCACGGACCTGTCGGAAATTTGACAGCATCAGCATAGGCCTCAGGACCAACTTTTAGGACATACCCCACGACAGTCGCAAGCGTATTGCGCTCAATGGTTTCGTCAGCCAAAAGAACGCCGCCTTTTGTCTGCTTAGATCCACGATAGGGGAGAATAAGAATACGCCAGCCGGTTGGGGTTGGCATACGTTCTAGGGTTGTAGATGGAAGCCGCGATGGATCGAGAACTCGATCTTCTTCCTTCACATACATTTCCGTGACATCAATCGCGGACTTATCTTCCTCCTGCTTTTTAACAGAATCTTCTAGCTTTTTATGTAGTTTCTTAAGTCTTTCAGCAGCTTTTACTGCATTTTTCATTTCATTTTCTTTTTCACGCGCTTCAGCGACGTGGGTGGGCAGAATCAATCCACTCATCTTCTGTCATGCTCCGTTTAAGCAGAGAGCGAATATGTTCTTCCACGGACACATAGGCCTCGTACTTTGCACGAAGCTTCTGATATGCCGAGAAGTCAGGTACAGAGCCCTCTGTAATCTGTACCCGAAGCTCTTCCGTTCTTTGACGGATAAACTTTAGTGTGCTGTCAGCTACTTGAAGTCCGTCCACGGACTATTCCCTCAAGGTTTAGGGGCGTCAGAATGTTTGTGCGCCGAACCAAAATAGTAAGACAAAACAAGCATTAAGGCCCCATCCAGAGTTCCCAAAACTCTAGCTATAAGTTCCCGCATAGATGGCTCTATGACATTATGCAACAAGAACCACTGAATTATCCCCCATGACATGACAATGACAACAGCCAAAACACGGGGCGTCCAGTCATGTGTCATGACAGCCATGTTACGGGCACTGTCACGATCAGAGGCTGCAATACGAGCTAAATCAATGTCCAAAGTCTTCATTTGGACTTTGAAATCGGCGTCAATTTTCTTAAGCGCGGCAAGCTGATCCGCCGTTGGATTAGCAAGGGCCGTTTTAATGTCGTCCTCAGTTGCATCCTCATGGCCGAACAGCGCACCAGACAGCGCCTTGACCGCCATTCCTGCAACCGGTCCGCCAAGAGCCGTTGCAATAGTTGGGGCAACTGACCCAATTAAAGGGCCAAAAGTCTTAAGAATATCCATCTTTAATCCCCTTTTAGTGGGTCGCCATCAGGATTACCCCAATAACACCAACAGCCAGAATAAGCCCACCAACAATGCTACCCACAAAGATTGCATCTTTCTTTGCCTCTTCGGCGGCCTCGGCTTCTAATCTTGCCTGACGGGCCGCTTCCTTACGCATCTCGGCTACTTGTTTCTGGATATATTCCCACGCACTTTTCCCATGTTGGGAAATAAAAAGGTTCTTAGCCTCCAATGCGAGCTGGTTGGCTTTAGCCTTGGCGCTGTATAGCTTCATGGCCTCTGCTTCAAAGTCTTGCGTTGATTGAAACAGTCGCTTCTTCCTTGGAAGAGAGACAAGCTGAACAACCTTTGCAACCTCTGACATGAGGCTTCCGACACGACGGGCCGTATCCACAACGTCTTCACCGGCACTAACCGCCGATTTCAAGCCGTTATAGATAGCGGTAGCACCCGCTAGTACGGTAAACGGGTCCATTAACGGACTTTGAACATCTGCGAACGAAGCATCGCACCAAAGCCACGGGCCTTCATGTCACCTTTTGAAGGAGCGCCCGGAACAGAGCAATCCTGCATCTGCTTCAGGGGAACGCTGCCTTGACCTTCAATGACCTGTGTCATGACATCAACCTTAGGGGTCTGTGTCTTATCGCGCTTGATTGGGTAGCTCATTATCAATCTCCTCTTTTACGTCCGTATTTACGGAAGTATTCATCGTCAGAAAGATTGGCATCGCCAGAGCTTCCCGATCCACCACCAAAAAGTGATGCAATCCCTTGGCCTAACCCACCAAAGATAGCTTCACCCAAGTCCTTTGCGTAGTAATCTACTACAGGACCCTGTCCAAAGTCCACGATTCTGGACTTAACCTTGCTGACATCGCCACCGGTGAACTGGTCTGCATACAGTTGTTTCGTGTCAGCAGCCGTCCAATTTTCATCAAACTTGTTGTCACCATAGGTCGGATACGTTGAGGTGCGCCCTTGCGCTTCAAGCTCCGAGATACGACCACTAGTATCAAACAAACTACCAAGCCAATCGCCAAAGTTCTGTGGACTCGACGACGCTGCTTGCGCCGCCGTTTGTGCCCCTCCCCCAGACACCGTCACACCAAGATCAGCCTGACGACCTGAAGCCATTGAAGCATTGGCCGCAGGAAAATCAGACAACGATCCGGCTTCTTTGAAAGAACCTGTAGCAGGGCCTTCTTTAGCCACTGCCGGTGTCACAAGAAGAGATTCAAGAGTGTTGGCAAAATTTGCAGGGGCTGACAGCGCCGCTCTAGCCAAGTCAGCCGTTGTTTGCCCAACGCCAGTAAACACATCTGACAAACCAGCAAGCAAAGTCTTTGGTTCTGTTGTCTGGCCTTGATAGTAAGACGTCAACTTACCAGTAAATCTGCTGGCAGGAGCGTCCGGATCACCACCGTTGTTGATAATCGCACGGCGAGCCGCATCAACATTGCCGCGATACGCCGGAGCCAACGCCTCCGCCGC